TGAGCCTCAATGGCACGGCCTTAAGCCTCGAAAACGCCGCTGGAGGCATTATTGTCAAGGACTCAGCATCTACGGTAGCCTCGCGCTCAATCGCGGTTTCTGGGGCTGGTTTGAGCGTTTCCAACGCCAATGGCACAGGTGGCAACCCAACGCTGGCTTTAAGTGGCTTGCCTGCCACCTTGGCAAATCTGTCTGGCTCAGGAATGTTGGCTCTTGTAAGTGGGACGAGCATCAACCCGCGCACCATTACTGGTACAACAGACCAAATCACATTAACCAATGGGGATGGTCAGGCGGGCAACCCAACAATAGCAATTGCGGATAACGCAATATTCCCCGGCACTGGCGCTATCAAAGTCCCCGTTGGCTCAAACGCACAAGAGCCTGTTGGCGCTGATGGTCAAATTCGCTACAACAATGAAACCAATGCGTTCTACGGGTACGCCAACGGCGCATGGAACGCATTTACTTTGGCTGGAGGCGTTGCAACATTTAGCGCAGGCACAACAGGTCTAACACCGTCTTCGCCGCAGTCTGGAGCCGTTGTTCTTGCTGGCACTCTAATTGTGTCGAATGGCGGAACTGGCGCAACTTCGCTGACTGGCTACGTCAAGGGTACTGGCACAACCGCCATGACCGCAAGCGCTACCATCCCCAATACCGACATCACTGGCTTGGGGACAATGTCCACCCAGAATGCAAGCGCGGTGGCTATTACGGGCGGAACGATTGCAGGCGCGACTATTACTGGTAGCACCATCAACAGCACAGTAATTGGCTCTGGAACTGCGGCGGCTGGTACGTTTACTAACGTGGCAATGACCACTGGAACAATTACGACTCTTCCAGTCAGCAACACGGACATTGTGAACAAGGAATACGCTGATGCAATTGCGTCTGGTATTAACTTTCACGAATCTTGTCGCTTGGCAACCACTGCCGCGCTTCCTGCAAACACCTACAACAATGGCGCTTCGGGCGTTGGCGCAACGCTGACTGCAAACGCAAATGGCGCTCTATCTGTAGACTCAACAGCGGTTGTTGCGGGAAACCGCATACTGGTCAAGAACGAAGTTACTCAGGCAAACAACGGCGTATACGATGTCACGCAGACTGGCTCTGCTGGTGCGCCTTACATTTTGACTCGTGCTTCCGACTTTGATACCGCAGGCTCAGGCGTAGACCAAATTGATGCGGGTGACTTTTTCCTCATCACCGCAGGAACTACCAACGCCAATACGTCTTGGGTACAGCAGACACCTCAACCTATTGTTGTTGGCACAACAGCGATTGTATTTGCCCAGTTTGGCGCTCCTCTAACCTATACCGCTGGCACTGGTTTAAATGAGTCGCCAGCCTACACGTTCAACATTGCCAACACTGGCGTGACTGCGGCTACCTACGGCTCTGCCTCGCAAGTCCCTGTTTTTGCAGTAAATGCGCAAGGCCAGTTGACCTTGGTCACCAATACGTCAATTGCTATTGCCGCTGGCGCTGTATCAGGTCTTGCGCCCTCCGCAACCACGGACACCACCAACGCATCCAATATCACCTCTGGAACGCTTGGCACGGGTCGTTTGAGTGGCTCTTACACTGGCATTACTGGCGTAGGCACTCTGACCGCTGGAACATGGAACGGCTCCACAATTGGCACAGCCTACGGCGGTACGGGCTTGACAGCCACGCCAACCAACGGTCAGTTGCCTATTGGTAACGGGTCTGGCTACTCGCTGTCTACTTTGACGGCAGGAGCCAACGTCAGCATCTCAAACACTGCTGGTGGCATCACAATTTCTGCAACCCCTGCCGCTGGTGGTACGGTTCAAAGCGTTGACGTATCTGGCGGGACTACGGGTCTGACGACTTCTGGCGGGCCTGTCACCGTTACTGGGACTATCACCCTCGCTGGCACGCTGAATGTTGCCAACGGCGGAACAGGGGCTACGACCCTGACTGGCTATCTTATCGGTAACGGAACGAGCGCGGTATCAGCATCAACCACCATCCCTAATACCGCAATCACTGGTCTTGGCACAATGTCGACACAAAACGCTGGTAGTGTTGCTATTACTGGTGGGACAATTGATGGCACAACAATTGGCGCAACAACTGCGGCAAATGGTACTTTTACGACTGTGACTGCCACAACTGGCATATTCGGAGGAACTTTCTAATGGCTCAAGCAGGCTTTACACCTATATCGCTGTATTTCAGCACTACGGCTTCGGCTGTCCCAACGTCTGGCAACTTAGCCAATGGCGAGTTGGGACTCAACATTGCGGACATGAAGTTGTACGCCAAGAACAGCGCTGGCACGGTTACCTTGCTTGCATCGTCTACGGGCGCAACTGCAACGGTTTCTAGCGTTTCAGTGGTATCTGCCAATGGCTTGGCAGGCACGGTAGCCAACTCCACCACAACCCCTGCAATTACGCTTTCTACGACCATTACGGGCGTTTTGAAGGGTAACGGTACAGCAATCTCTGCGGCGGTCTCTGGAACGGATTACGCGCCAGCAACCAGTGGAACTTCAATCCTCTACGGTAACGGCTCTGGTGGCTTTAATAACGTGACCATTGGCTCTGGAATCAGCTTTGCGGCTGGAACTTTGTCGGCAACAGGTTCAGGCGGTACAGTCACTTCTGTTGGTCAGTCGTTTACTGGTGGCTTAATCTCTGTGGCTGGTTCTCCAGTCACTGGAAGCGGTACACTAGCGCTTACTGTTGCAGGTACATCTGGTGGCATCCCTTACTTTTCTAGCGCCAGCACTTGGGCAACTTCTGCCGCGCTGACTCAGTACGGTGTTGTATACGGAGGTGGTGCTGGTGGCGCTCCTGTTTCAACTGCGGCTGGTACTACTGGTCAAGTTTTGACAGCAACAACTGGTGGCGCTCCAACATGGCAGGCGGCATCTGGTGGCGCTCAAGCATTCGTCGCCTTTGGTTCCACTGGCGGTTTTTAATTTTTAGGAGAAATAAATGGCACAAACAATCAGTATTCAGCGAGGCTCTGTTACATACACGGCTAGGGGTGACGGCACGGCTGGGACAAGCAACATCACGACTTTGTTTACAAACACGTCAAGTGGCAGTGGAACAAGGGTAATCATTAACTACCTTACCGTTCAAAATCCCTATCAAGCAGGGAGTGGTTATGACCAAACTAGCGCAAGATGTTCAGGTTTTCTGGGGGTAGTTTCTTCAGGAACAACTGGCTCAATTATTGGCGGCATGACTGGTGGTCAATCTTTTATGAGCGTATTTTCAATGCCAATTAGTGACCCGGGCGCCGCTGTTGGTGGGTCTTCAACTCTTTTTGCTTCACCAAGATTTAGAGCCTCACAAGCCAATAGTAACCAAGTTGGCTTTTCGGGTACTTTTCCAAATAACATTAGTCTATCTGTAACTGACGCAACAAATTTTGGATATTGCCCAAGAACTTTTTGGATAGGCCCAAGCGATGTTATGAAATGGTGGCCTAATAACTCTTCTTACCAAATATCTTCAGGAAAATCTTCAAGCACCAACTATTACACGCAAACCCTGTATTACAGTTTTGTTTGCATCACAGAATCTTAAGGAGCAATAAATGTATTACATCATTTATAAAAAATCTGACAAAACAGTTTTGTTCACAAAACATGATGATTCATCTGGCTGGAGAAACACACCAGAGCAAATTTTCAATCAAATTTGTGAAGACAGGCAAGTGAATCCTGCTGACTACGTCATTGAGGAAACTGTTGCTCTTGATGGCATTAGGACTGATGGCTCACAGATTTATGACTCAGCAACAAAAACCTTGTCTGACAATCCAGCATATGTGCCTCCTCCCGCAATTGAGGCAACACCTTTGCCTGTGACTGACATCTCTCAAGGGGCGCAGTAATGGCGTATCCTGAAATTGCCTTGAGTTGCGTGTCGTCTGTTTACGTTCGTCAAATTCATTTTTTAAATTCTGGCGATGTTGAGACTGGTCACGAGCATTGTTTTGACCACCAGACATTGATTGCCAAAGGCTCTGTCCAAATTGAAGTTGACGGCGCTAAAACCGTTTTTAAAGCACCTCACATTGCTTTCATTAAGAAGGGCGTTGTGCATGAGTTGACGGCGCTGGAAGATGACACCGTGTGCTATTGCATCCATGCTTTGCGTGATGGTGACAATGTTGGCGACATCATCGACCCTACTTCAATCCCTTTGGGTTGCGGCTCTGTTGATGCTTTTCAAGTTGCAAAACCTTTGATTCGTACTGACAACATTCTTCCGACGCCTCATTTGGGTCAGTAATGGCTGAAATCATCTACCAACGTCAATTCCTTGACCGCGCTGTATGCGAGTCTTTGAATGCGTGGGTAGATGAGGGTGTAGAAAAAAAATGGCTTGATGTTGGTCGAAGTGAGAACCCAAGCTGGGCTTACAAAGACCGACTAACAACCAGAAAATACGGAACTAGATTTGAGTACCCTGCCGTGGTGTACCAAGTGTTTGATGAGATAACGCGCCTGCTTGGGTTACATGACGTACCAAAGAGCGTTGTTGGCGGAGGTCGTGACGGGGTTGTAGTGAGTTACACGTTGTCTGGTGGCGATGTGTACAAGCACAAAGACCCAATGGAGGGAGAACTCCATGTTTTGCGGTGCAACGTAATGACAAGAGCCGCCGATGCTGGCGCTCAATTGTTTATTGGTGGCGAGAAGATTGACATTGGAGTGGGTGACTTGCATTGCTACCTACCCTCTGACGTTGAGCATTACGTCACAACAGCAGAAGGCAATACGCCAAGAATCATGTGGATGTTTGGGTATCAAATATCTAAAGAAGACTTTTTAAAGATTAAAGAGAGGTTTGAAAATGAACTTGCAGTTACCCATTGAAACAGTAAACCAAGTCCTTGGCTATCTTGGAACGCGCCCGTACCAAGAGGTGTACCAACTCATTCAAGCCATCCAAGAGGCCGCAAAGCCTAAAGAGGCAGAGCCGAAAGACGAATGAGATGGCGGACGTTCACGAACTTGCCAATGAGACCGACAAGCGTCTAGGCATCCACGAGGCTATTTGCGCCCAGAGGTACGAGGGCATCCAGAACCGTTTTGACGAAGGCTCAAAGCGCATGAACAGGATTGAGTACCTGCTGTACGGCGTGATTATCTGCGTGCTGTTTGGCCCCGGTGTCGCTGGCGAACTCATTAAAAAGGTGCTTGGCTTATGAATTGGGCAGATGTTCTCAAGGCGGTAATACCCATCATTGTTGCGTCCCTTGCTTGGCTCTTGGGTCAAGTCAATGACTTCTCCACTCGGTTGACTCGAATTGAGGGCGCTATGCCTGCGTTGATTACAAAAGAGGGCGTCCCAACAGACAGTCCAATCTCTGCGGAGCGTCGAGCCATGATGAAAGAAAACTTGATGTTGCATATTAACGAGTTGCAGGTCAAAGTTAGGTTGCTTGAAGAACGAGAAAAGATGGTGAAAAAATGATTCCAATCGTTGCATCCCTCCTTGGTACATTGGCTCAGAACGGTCTGGGCCTTTTGTCTTCTGCAATCCAAGCAAAGGGCAAGCAAGTTGTTGAAGACGCCCTTGGTGTAAAGATTTCAGACAATCCTTCTGACGCCGAGGTTGCTAAGTTGCGCCAACTCCAGTATGACCACGAAGAGCGTTTGCTTGAGTTGGGCATTGAGAAGGCGCGTATTGAGCAAGAAGAGTTGACGGCGTTGCTCAAAGCGCAAGCGAACCAAGAAGACAACGTCAGCAAGCGTTGGCAGGCTGATATGTCCTCCGACTCGTGGTTGTCGAAGAATGT